TGACGAAGAAGAATGCCTTCACTGTCCGTGCCGATGGAACCTATGATATTCATCCCCTAGTCCTCGAAGATCTTGAAAAGCATCATTCTAATGTGTGTTCAAACGATCCTCTTGAAATGGGAGTAGCGAAAGCAACTCTAAAGGATGAAGTTTATCCGATGGTAAAGACTCTCATAGGGAAGGGCAGACTGTTCTATGTTAATGATTTGGTGAACAACTTAGTTATGAGAATGTATCTTCTTCCATTAATGGCATGGCTCATGTCCAATCCCTTGGATACCGGAGTTAATGTCACCATGAACTGTGGTAGTGATCAATTTAAGAAGCTCTATGAGTATCTTACGGAATTTGGAATTGATTCAGTGTTTGATGCTGATCAAAAGGAGTTTGACCTTCGACATGAGAAGATTATCCCAGTTTTGGTTGGATTTTGGGAGTCTATAGCGCGAAAGTGTGGTTATACTGAGAATAATGTGCGGATAGTAGGAAGGATAGTGTCTAGTTCTTTTAGATATATTTTATCGTTGGGTGGGAATTTCTTCATCTGTAGCCATGGGTTAACATCAGGAAGATCGGATACTATCGTTCAGAATTGTTTGATACTAGGATTATTGTTGAGGTATTCGTTCTTTAAAAGATGTCTATTCCCTCCCATTCCAAGAACATCTTGGATGGACGAATCTCCTGAATCGCCTTTCAGAAAGTTTGTACACCTTGTGAACACTGGAGATGACAATTCTACATCAGTCAATGAAGTTATTCGCAAACAATGGAACGGGCAGCTTATGGCGGAAGATGCCCGTGAATTGGGATATGTAGTTACTGCTGGTGATAAATCCCCAACTATTGAATTTAAGAACATAAGCGAACTTTCTTATCTTAAAAGGAGTTTCAAACCTGCCATTATTAAGAATAAATATGTTGTACTAGCTCCGTTGGATAAGAAATCTATTTACAGATCTTTGGCTTATTGTGTAGGTAAACCAGATGATGAACGGAACCGTTGTACGATATTAGGCGCGATGTATGA